GGCCAGATAATTTGTACTTACTAACCCATTTAGATTTGCCGTTGAGACTAGGTTTGCCAAGTTTGCACTTGAGACAAACCCTCCTAAGCTAGGAATACTCGATAAATATCCTGCAGTTCCAAGGCCAATTACAGTTGAGCCAAGTTGAGTGGCAAGATAATTTGTGCTTACTAAACCACTTAGATTTGCAGTACTTACAATATTTTGTAAACTTACTCCACTTACTGTTACAATGCCTGTGCCGCCAGCAGGAGAAACTGTAATATTTAATCCTGCAACAATCTGCGTAACAGCAGTACCACCACTTCCAGTAATAAAAGAATTATTTAGTAAAAGTGTTCCTGAACTTACTGATAATTGATTACTTACACCAGTGTATGTATCAAGTAAATTTACACTAGATGTAAAGATATTGCCAGTGCTAATTGATGTAAATTTTGCTGAAGTCTGTAGTGTTGAAAGGTAGCCAGCAGTTCCAAGACCAATAAGAGTTGATCCAAGTTGAGTAGCCAAGTATGAACTACTGACCAGGCCTCCTAGATTAGCTGTTGATACTAAACCTACTAAGTTTGCCGTCGAGACTAAATTTGTCAAATTTGCTGTGCTTACATGACCTACTAAGTTTGCCGTCGAGACTACATTTGCCAAATTTGCTGTGCTTACATGACCTACTAAATTAGCTGTACTCACTATAGACCCAAAAACAATTGTTGATAGATAACCGACAGTACCAAGTCCAACCACTGTACTTGTAATATCTGTTTGCACGATTGGCGTCACTGAGTTTACAATCTGTTGATATAGACCAAGACTTGTGCTGAGTAACTGCGATGTACTTACATAGCCAAAGGTTCCAAGACCTTGGGCAGTAGATGCCACTGCATAGGTAAGACCAAATGTAGAGACAAAGCCGCTCGTTCCAAGGCCAATAATGGTGCTCGTAAGTTCTGTAGGATCAATAAAACTACTGATATATTGACTCAGTCCTAGACTTGTGGACAGCAACTGACTACTACTAATGTAACCCGCTGAGCCAAGACCAATGACCGTTGATCCAATCTGAGTGGCGAGATACGAAGTCGATACAAGACCACCAAGATTAGCAGTCGATACAAGGCCAGAAAGATTAGCAGTTGAGATATGACCAGCAAGATTAGCAGTACTCACTACAGAACCCAACTGTATTGTAGAAAGATAACCTGCTGAACCAAGACCAGCAACAGTGGAGATTAATTGATTTGTAGTTACACTTGCGGCGGCTGCCTGAATCTGCGCGGATAGTCCAGCAGATGTACTCTGTAAGGTGGCAGTACTTACGTATCCTGCAGTGCCAAGACCTATTACCGTGGAACCAATTTGTGAAGTAAGATAGGATGTACTTACAAGGCCCGAAAGATTAGCAGTACTTACAAATCCAAATAAGTTTGCAGTGCTCACAACACCTGATAGATTTGCAGTAGATACCAGACTAGCCAAGTTTGCGGTGCTGACAAATCCTCCAGGAATGACAGGCGTTATAACAGATGATAAATAACCCGCAGTTCCAAGTCCAACAATAGTTGACGCCAGATTAGCTGGTGTAGTGGTCAATTGACTTGCCCCAGAATAAAAACTTCCACTTGAAAGATTTAATAAAGAATATTGATTGTACCCTGAATCAAAGAGTGAAAGAGTACTAAATCCAGCAGTTTTTGCATCAATTGCCCCTGTTATATTCAAACTTCCAACAGAGTTAATCGCAGTCAATGGAACGGTCTGATTACCAAACGCCGATGTAGGAAGAGTTCCAGTCACATTTTGCGCTGGTACATTTGTTAGACCAGACGCATTTCCAAAAAATGATGTTAGACCCACAAGTCCAATATTTGTTGCTTCAACATTGACTGAGCTAAATGTAGTGGCAAAAAAAGTTCCATTTACTGAGCCTGAAGAAAGGAATATCTGGCCCACTGAAATCGTATTTGCTTGCAAATAATTAAACTGTGTACTCGACAAATATCCAGCCGTTCCTAAACCAACTACAGTCGAGCCAATTTGTGTGGCAAGAAAGGATGTTGATACAAGGTTCACAAGATTCGCTGTCGACACATGCCCTGCAAGATTTGCAGTGGACACCAAACCATATCCGCCAATATTTGTTAGTGCAGTTGATAGATATCCAGCAGTTCCTAAACCAGCCACAGTTGAAGTTAGTTGACTTGCTAAATAAGTTGTGCTCACAAAGTTCGTAAGGTTTGCTGTGCTCACAAAGTTCGTAAGGTTCGCCGTGCTCACGAAGTTCGTAAGGTTCGCAGTGCTCACATGTCCACTCAAGTTCGCAGTACTGATCAATCCTCCTGGAAGAATTAAAGAGGATACATATCCTGATGTTCCCAGACCAACAACAGTTGAAGCCACTTGACTTGCAAAGTATGAGGTACTTACTAATCCTGACAAGTTGGCAGTACTCACTAATCCTCCAGGAAGCGAGGCTACCGCACTTGATACATATCCAGCAGTACCGAGACCAATTAGAGTCGAAGTCATTTGATTCGCCAAGTAAGATGTGCTGACGAGTCCGCTCAAGTTGGCTGTGCTGATAAGTCCTCCAGGAAGCGAGGTCGCCACCGCAGATGACAAATAACCTACCGTTCCAAGACCAATTACTGTAGAAGCCATTTGATTAGCTAAGTAGGATGTGCTCACCAGGCGAGCCAAATTTGCAGTACTTACCAGCCCATCAGGAAGTACAGGTATTCCTAAACCAACTACAGTGGATTGCAAATTCGAAGGTGAAATTGTAAGTTGAGTAACTCCTGCATAAAAACTTCCATTATACAAATGAATATTTGAATAACTTGTTGTAAGTGTATCTTGAAGAATAATTGTACTTGCACCAACAGTATGGGCATCAATTGCTCCTAAAACATTTAGATCTCCTATGGGATTAATTGCAGTGAGGGGAATTGATAGGCCACCATATACACTTGTAGGAAGGGTTCCTGATGTAATATTCTGTGCATTTAGATTCTGAATATATAAACCATCGCCATGAAAGATTGTCTCTCCTACTAAACCAATGTTCACAGCTTCTACATTGACTGAACTTACTGTTAAAGCAAAAAAAGTGCCAGTAACAGAACCAGATGAGAGAAAAATTTGTCCTGCAGAGATTGTATTTGCTTGGAGGTAATTAAATTGCGTACTTGATAGATATCCAGCAGTTCCTAACCCAGCAATTGTAGAGCCGACTACAGAATTTAAGTACGATGTCGACACAAAATTCGCTAAATTTGCAGTGGATACAAGGCTTGCAAAGTTTGCAGTCGATACTAGGCCAGACAAATTGGCAGTACTAATTAATCCACCAGGCAGTGTTACAGATACTACACTTGACAGATATCCAGCAGTGCCAAGACCAACAACAGTTGACGCAATCTGTGTAGTAAAATAACTTGTACTTACAAGACCAGATAAGTTTGCAGTGCTTACCAAGCCTCCAGGCAGTGTTGCACTTACTAAACTTGATAGATATCCAGCAGTACCGAGACCAGCAACAGTTGACGCAATTTGTGTGGTTAAATAATTTGTACTTACAAGACCAGACAAGTTTGCAGTGCTTACCAATCCTCCAGGCACTGTCAAAGTGACTGCACTTGATACGTATCCTGCAGTGCCAAGACCAATTACCGTTGATGCTAGTTGGGTTGCAAAATAGTTTGTGCTGATCAGTCCACCAAGATTTGCACTTGAAATGAGTCCTGAAAGATTAGCCGTACTTACTAAATTTGCAAGCGCGGAACTTGATACATATCCTGCTGTGCCAAGTCCAGCCACCGTCGATGTGATATTAGAGACTACAACTGTTCCTTGAATAGTTGAGCCATTAAGATAAAGAGCACCTGAACTGACAGTTAAAAATCCAAATCCATTTACAGCTTGATCAATAAAATTTAAACTGGAAAGATATACATTTCCAGCACTAACGCTTTGTGTAGATAGTCCTTTTGGATTTAAGAATACATTCGTTGCAGATGAAATAATAACAGTATCTCCATATGCGTAGATTGTTGAGACGCTACTAATTGTGTAGGTGACATTTAGAATTTTAACATTTGCGATTGCAGTTGAGAGGCTTGATAGACCCGACGTAACAATTGTGCTAAGAGTACATACACCATTAATAATACCTTGGCCTCCACCGTCCATTCCAAGGAATGTCGAAATTGATGATAATCCACTCGGAAGTATGCCTACCAGCGAACTAATAGCAGTAATTGAAGAGATTGTCAATGGATCAACAAAGAAAGCTTCTCCATTGTTGGCAGTTGCCAAAATAAGATTGGGAGAAATAGGCAGATTATTTACTGCAGATGCAGCAAATATACGTCTTAACGTAATAATATCTGTGTCATAGGTTTTATGTTGACTCATTATGAAGACACCTACTCAGAGTTCATTTTATTTAGAATTTATTTACCGTAGCAAATTCTGAAGTATAGTCGAAAAATTCTCCATTTGTGATTGTAAGTTTAAAAATTGGATGGCTTGCCCCTGATTTGTTGAAATTTGCTGGTCAATAAAGGCATTTTGTCCAACAATTGTAGAGTTCTGTTGGTCAAGAAGACTTGCCATATATTTCGTGGCTCCAAAATGCGCCATTTGAATTTGTTCAAAATTAACATAATAGATTGTACTGAAACCCTCCATAGATGTCTTATTTAGGAAGACTGATTTAGGAAATATTGTACTGATTTCATCGGCAATAAATCCGAGTTGATGTTTATCCTGTTTAGCCTGAGAAAATGAGCTTACAAAACCAAAATGATGTAGAGGTGTGTCGCGAAGCGTTGAATAACAGAGTTCTAGATTTGCATTTGTTATATCTGTTTTAATGCGACGGTCAGACGTAGTCGTCCAACCATTGTCAGCGTAACCAGTGCCAGTTATATGTATATCCCCAGTTACATCTAAAGCATAACTTGGAGTATTACAATTGACGCCAATACTTGATAAAGCATTTATAATACCATTTATATTTAAGTTATTATTAATATATGCAGATCCATTTACATCTAAAGCATAACTTGGAGTATTACAATTGACGCCAATATTTGATAAAGCAATAATATTTCCAAGTGAATTAATAGCCCCACCTGCATTTATATTTCCATATGTATATATATTTCCAATCGAACTTATAAATCCACTCGTGTGTATATCACCATTTACATCAAGCGTATACTTAGGAGCATTTGAGTTTATTCCTAAATAGGGATTTATAATAAAAGCATAACCTCGTGCAAAATTATCAAATCCACCACTTGTAATTGGTGTCCAGTGAAGTCCATCTGTACTTGTTTGAATATTATATAGAGCACCTCTTGTATCAGTATAACCAGTTGCCACCCAATATGAGCTATTCCATCGGACAGAAACTCCATAACCATTATATCCACCGTCAGTTTGAAATCCACCACTTATAATTGGTGTCCAGGTAAGTCCATCTGCACTTGTTTGAATTGTATAAGTAGAACCTCTTGAATCACCACCAGTCGCCACCCAATATGAGCCATTCCATCCCACGCCATACCCTACACTCTTATTAAATCCACCACTTGTCACTGGTTCCCAGTCAAGCCCATTTGTACTTTTTTGTATTGTATAGTTGATTCCTTGGTCTGTAGGACCAACCGCAATCCAATATGAACCATTCCACGCAAAATCGAATCCTTTGTTAAATCCACCACTTGTGATTGGTGTCCAGGTAAGTCCGTCTGTACTTTTTTGTATACTATATAGAGCACCTCTTGAATCATAACCACCTGCAAGCCAATATGAATCATTCCATCTTGCCTTATAACAATTATTTGAATAAATAGAACTAAATCCACCACTTGTAATTGGTGACCAGGTAAGTCCGTCTGTACTTTTTTGTATACTATATAGAGCACCTCTTGAATCATTACCAGTCGCCACCCAATATGAACCATTCCATTGTATAGATAATGCACCTAGATCAAATCCACCACTTGTGATCGGTGACCAGTTAATTACATCTATACTTATTTGAATTGTGTAGAGAGATCTTGAATCTATACCAACAGCAATCCAATATGAACCATTAAAGTATGCTTCACTTCCAGAATAATTAAATCCACCACTTGCAATTGGTGTCCAGTTAAGTCCATTTTTTGTCGTTTGAATACTATAAGTGCTCCCCCCTGAACTATTAAAACCTAATGCTATTCCACGATCTAAATAAGAAGCTAAATATATATTTGTATTTGAACTCGTGAGAACAGTTTGACTCGAAAGCCACATTGAACCATTTGAAGTTGTAATAATTTGCTTATTATTCCAGTTGAGAGTACTCGCTGTAGAATCTATTGTGAGTTGACCACAAGGTGATTGATTAGCTCCAATGTAGAGACTACTTATGTAAAGTGATGCAGCATCTCCACCTGTTATTGTTTGCCATAATCTTAGAGAGTTGCCTGTTATAAAATTAGTATAACTTCCGCTATTTGAAATTGAATTTCCATTTAACTTTACTGTAGCATTTGCAGGATAAGTTGCCCAGGTTGAAGCAGATGATAGGTAGCCAGAAGTACCAAGGCCTATAACAGTTGAACCAAGTTGTGTTGTCAGATAAGAAGTACTAACCAAATCTCCTGGAAATATAATACTTCCAATTGATGAAAGATACCCTGTAGTTCCTAATCCTATCACAGTTGACGTGATACGTGAATCAAAAAAACTTGTTGAAACTAACTTTGTTAAATTAGCAGTACTGACTAAACCAACTAAATTAGCAGTACTAATCAACCCTCCAGGAAATATAAGAGTTCCTATTGATGAAATATAACCTGTAGTTCCTAAGCCTATAACAGTTGACGTCATACGTGAATCAAAAAAACTTGTTGAAACTAAACCAACTAGATTCGCAGTACTTACAAAATTTCCAGTAGCACCAGCTACTGGCGTATACCCAACGAGCGTTGATACATAGAGTACGCCTACACTCAAATTAGGAATTACAGAATTTGGTAATGTAAGATATCCTGTACCTGTTCCAAAGACTATTGTACTTGTTGTAAAGAATTGAATATTTGCATTTGATGATGAAAAACTACTTGCAATTAAGGTTGAATAGCCAGTTGAGAGAAATCCAATTGTTCCTAGTCCTAGAAGACTTGATGTAAGTATCGAATCCAAAAATGTTGTTGAGACCAAGCCTGAAAAGTTTGCTGTAGACACTAAATTGGCAAGATTTGCCGTTGATATTAGACTTGCCAGGTTTGCTGTGGAAATCAGACTTGTTAAGTTTGCAGTGGAAATTAGACCCGTTAGATTTGCCGTGGAGACTACGTTGGCTAGATTGGCCGTGGAAACCAGACTTGTTAAATTAGCTGTTGAAATCAGACTTGTTAAGTTTGCAGTGGAAATTAGACCCGTTAGATTTGCCGTTGAAATGAGACTTGTTAGATTAGCTGTCGAAATCAGACTTGTTAAATTAGCTGTCGAAATAAGACTTGTTAAGTTTGCAGTGGAAATAAGATTTGTTAAGTTTGCAGTGGAAATTAGACCCGTTAGATTTGCCGTTGAAATGAGACTTGTTAGATTTGCCGTGGAAATCAGACTTGTTAGATTTGCCGTGGAAATAAGACTTGCTAAATTAGCTGTGCTTACAAACCCTCCTAAACTAGGAATACTTGAAAAATATCCTGCTGTTCCAAGACCTATTACAGTGGATCCAATCTGACTTGCGAGATATGACGTGCTGACCAAACCATTGAGATTTGCAGTGGATACTAAACTTTGGAGACCCACCCCACTTACTGTAACAACGCCTGTACCACCTCCAGAAACACTAATATTTGTACCAGCTATTATCTGTGCTACTGCGGTGCCACCACTTCCAGTAATATATGATTTATTCAGTAGTAATGTACCTGAGCTAACCGTCAATGAATTATTTGCTCCTGTATATGTATCAAGTACATTGTAGGTAGAAGCAAATATATTACCAGTGCTTACAGAAAAAGCCTTAATTGATGTAGGATTGGTTGAAATATAACCTACAGTGCCAAGACCCACTACAGTAGATCCAATCTGTGTTGCTAGATAGGATGTGCTTACTAGATTCACAAGATTAGCAGTGCTTACTAAGCCAATTAAATTAGCCGTTGATACAAATCCCCCAACTGCAGGAATACTTGAAAGATATCCAGCAGTTCCCAAGCCAACAAGAGTTGATCCAAGTTGTATGGCTAAATAGGATGTACTTACAAGGCCCGCAAGATTCGCAGTACTTACAAGACCCGCAAGATTGGCAGTACTTACAAGACCTACAAGATTTGCAGTACTTACAAGACCTACAAGATTTGCAGTACTTATAAGGCCCACAAGATTCGCAGTACTTACAAGACCCGCAAGATTTGCAGTACTTACAAGACCCGCAAGATTGGCAGTACTTACAAGACCCGCAAGATTTGCAGTACTTACAAGACCCGCAAGATTTGCAGTACTTACAAGACCCACAAGATTTGCAGTACTTACAAGACCAGCAAGATTCGCAGTAGATATAAATCCACCAAGCGCAGGAATACTTGATAAATAACCAGCTGTACCTAATCCAATTACAGTGGACCCAACTTGTGTGGCAAGATAAGAAGTGCTGACAAAACTATTTAGATTTGCAGTCGATACAAGATTTTGTAAACTGGCGCCACTCACTGTTACAACACCAGTACCACCTCCAGATACACTAATATTAGTTCCTGCAAGAATTTGACTTACTGCAGTACCACCACTTCCAGTAATAAAGGAGTTATTAAGTAAAAGAGTACCAGAACTTACAGATAGTTGATTACTTACACCAGTATAGGTATCGAGCAAATTTACACTTGATGTAAAAATATTCCCAGTACTAATTCTTAAGACATTTACAACGGTAGAGATTCCTGAACCCCCTCCAGGTGTATATCCAACAAGTGTAGAAACATACAGTATTCCAACACTCAAATTAGGAACAACTGTATTGGGTAGTGTTAAGAATCCAGTCCCAGTGCCAAAAAAGATACTACTGGTTGTAAAGGATTGGATATTTGCATTTGACGAGCTGAAGTTCGTTCCAATTGTTGTTGAGAATCCAGTAGAGAGGAAGCCAGCAGTTCCAAGTCCTTGAACAGTGGATCCCAATTGTGTACCAAGAAAACTAGTACTTACCAGTGCACTTAAATTAGCTGTGGAAATCAGATTTGTAAGATTTGCAGTGGATACTAAATTAACAAGATTAGCAGTGGATATATGTGAAGCAAGATTTGCTGTTGAAATTAAATTTGTTAAGTTGGCAGTGGAAATAAGATTTGTTAAATTAGCTGTCGAAAGTAGATTTATTAAATTAGCAGTGGATACTAGCCCTGCAAGATTTGCAGTGGAAACAAATCCCCCCAAACTAGGAATACTCGATAAATAACCGGCAGTTCCAAGACCAATTACTGTTGATCCAAGTTGACTTGCAACATAGGATGTGCTCACTAAACCACCCAGGTTTGCCGTGCTAATAAGATTTTGTAAACTGGCTCCACTCACTGTTACAACACCTGTTCCACTACCAGAGACTGTAATATTAGTTCCAGCAACAATCTGCGTCACAGCAGTACCACCACTTCCAGTAATAAAGGAATTATTTAATAAAAGAGTACCTGAACTAACAGATAGTTGATTAGTATTTCCAGTATAGGTGTCGAGTAAATTTACACTTGATGTAAATACAGTTCCAGTACTAATTGAGGTGAATTTGGCTGAAGTCTGTAGTGTTGAAAGATACCCAGCAGTACCAAGGCCAATAACAGTAGATGCAAGTTGTGTAGCTAAATATGTAGTACTTACGTGATTTGCTAAATTAGCAGTACTTACAAATCCACTAATTACAGGAATACTTGAAAGATAACCTATAGTCCCTAATCCTATGACAGTGGATGCAATTTGTGTTGCAAGAAAAGATGTACTTACTAAATTTGTAAGATTAGCTGTGCTTACTAGACTAGCAAGATTAGCAGTACTCACGAGACTAGCAAGATTAGCGGTACTCACGAGGCTTGCAAGATTAGCGGTACTCACGAGGCTTGCAAGATTGGCGGTGCTGACAAATCCTCCAAGTGCTGGAATACTTGATAAATAACCGGCTGTTCCTAAGCCAACAACAGTTGATCCAAATTGCGTTGCGAGATAATTTGTACTCACTAAACCACTCAGGTTTGCAGTACTTACAAGATTTTGTAAACTGGCTCCACCCACAGTAACAATACCTGTTCCACCTCCAGATACGGTAATATTTGTTCCAGCAACAATCTGCGTTACTGCAGTACCACCACTTCCAGTAATAAATGAATTATTTAATAAAAGGGTACCTGAACTAACCGATAATTGATTACTAACACCGGTATAAGTATCGAGTAAATTGACAGTTGATGTAAAGATATTCCCAGTACTAATTCGTAAGACATTTACAACAGTAGAAATTCCTGAACCACCCCCTCCAGGCGTATATCCAACAAGAGTAGATACATAGAGTATTCCAACACTCAAGTTGGATACTACTGTATTAGGCAGTGTTAAGAATCCAGTCCCTGTACCAAAAAAGATACTACTCGTAGTAAAGGATTGAATATTTGCGTTTGAAGTGGTAAAATTAGTTCCAATGGTCGTTGAAAATCCAGTCGAAAGGAAGCCGGCAGTTCCAAGTCCTTGAACAGTGGATCCGAATTGCGTGGCTAAATAACTAGTACTCACTAAATTTCCTAAATTTGCTGTTGAGACTAGGTTGGCTAGGTTTGCAGTTGAGATAAGATTGGTTAAATTAGCAGTGGATACTAAGGCTGCAAGATTCGCAGTGGACACAAATCCTCCTAAACTAGGGATACTCGATAAATAACCGGCAGTTCCAAGACCAACAACAGTTGAACCAATCTGACTTGCAACATAGGATGTGCTTACCAAACCACTTAGATTTGCTGTGCTAATAATATTTTGTAAACTGGCTCCACCAATAGTAACAACACCTGTACCGCTGCCAGATACGGTAATATTAGTTCCAGCAAGAATTTGAGTGACTGCAGTACCACCACTTCCAGTAATAAAAGAGTTATTTAATAATAGAGTGCCTGAACTGACAGATAATTGATTATTAACTCCAGTATACGTGTCAAGTAAATTTACACTTGATGTAAAAACTGTTCCTGTACTAACTGAGGTGAATTTTGCTGAAATCTGTACTGTTGAAATATAGCCTACAGTACCAAGACCAATTACTGTAGAGGTTAATTGACTTGCTAAATAACTCGTGCTTACATGATTTGCTAGATTTGCTGTACTGACTAAAGTAGTTAGATTAGCAGTGCTGATAAATCCACCAAGTGCAGGGATGCTTGATAGATATCCAGCACTACCAAGACCAATAACAGTGGATGTAATTTGATTTACAAAAAAAGAAGTGCTGACGAGGCCACTTAGATTTGCCGTGCTTATAAATCCTCCAAGTGCTGGAATACTTGATAAATAACCAGCTGTTCCTAAGCCAACAACAGTTGATCCAAATTGCGTTGCAAGATAATTTGTACTTACTAAACCAACCAGGTTTGCACTACTTACAATATTTTGTAAACTGGCTCCACCCACAGTAACAATACCTGTTCCACTTCCAGATACGGTAATATTTGGTCCAGCAATAATCTGCGTAACAGCAGCACCGCCACTACCAGTAATAAATGAGTTATTTAATAAAAGAGTACCAGAACTGACAGATAGTTGATTACTGACACCAGTATAAGTATCGAGTAAATTAACAGTTGATGTAAAGATATTCCCAGTACTAATTCTTAAGACATTCACTACAGTAGAAATTCCTGAACCACCTCCTCCAGGTGTATATCCAACAAGAGTAGATACATAGAGTATTCCAACACTCAAATTAGGAACTACTGTATTGGGGAGCGTCAAAAATCCAGTCCCAGTGCCAAAAAAGATACTACTCGTTGTAAAGGATTGAATATTTGCATTTGAAGTAGTAAAATTAGTTCCAATTGTCGTTGAAAATCCAGTTGAAAGGAAGCCGGCAGTTCCAAGTCCTTGAACAGTGGATCCTACTTGTGTGGCTAAATAACTACTACTTACTAAATTTCCTAAATTGGCAGTGGAAATGAGATTTGTGAGATTCGTAGTGGACACAAAATTTACTAAATTGGCAGTGGAAATAAGATTTGTAAGATTTGCAGTGGACACAAAATTTCCTAAATTGGCAGTGGAAATGAGATTTGTAAGATTTGCAGTGGACACAAAATTTACTAAATTGGCAGTGGAAATGATATTTGTGAGATTCGCAGTGGACACAAAACCTCCAATTAGAGGAATACTTGAAAGATATCCTGCTGTTCCTAATCCTATCACAGTTGATCCAAGTTGTGTTGTGAGATAAGTTGTACTGACTAAACCACTTAAGTTTGCAGTACTTACAATATTTTGTAGAGTGGCCCCACCAATAGTAACAACACCTGTACCACTACCAGATACACTAATATTAGTGCCAGCAATAATCTGCGTTACAGCACTACCACCGCTTCCAGTAATAAATGAGTTGTTTAATAAAAGCGTACCAGAACTAACAGATAATTGGTTATTTGCACCAGTATAAGTATCAAGTAAATTCACACTTGATACAAATACGTTGCCAGTACTAATTGAAAAGAATTTTGATGAAGTCTGTAGTGTTGATACATAACCAGCAGTACCAAGGCCAATCACAGTAGATGCTAATTGAGTTGCTAAGTAGCTTGTACTTACATGGCTAGCAAGATTTGCAGTGCTTACTAACCCTCCAGGCAAGGAAGTAGCAACTGCAGTTGATACGTAACCAGCAGTACCAAGACCAATCACAGTAGATGCTAATTGAGTTGCTAAGTAGCTTGTACTTACATGGCTAGCAAGATTTGCAGTGCTTACTAAACCTCCAGGCAAGGAAGTAGCAACTGCAGTTGATACATAACCAGCAGTACCAAGACCAATTACAGTAGATGTCAATTGAGTTGCTAAGTAGCTTGTACTGATTAGACCCAAAAGGTTTGCAGTACTCACCAGACCTCCAGGTACATTTGCCACAGCAGTAGATACGTAACCAGCAGTACCAAGACCAATCACAGTAGATGCTAATTGAGTTGCTAAGTAGCTTGTACTGATTAGACCCCCAAGGTTTGCAGTGCTTACTAAACCTCCAGGAAGTGTATTCACTCCACTTGATAAATAGCCAGCAGTACCAAGACCAATTATAGTAGATGTCAATTGAGTTGCTAGATAAGTTGTACTTACATGACTAGCAAGGTTTGCAGTGCTTACTAAACCTCCAGGAAGTGTAGTCACTCCACTTGATAAATAGCCAGCGGTTCCAAGACCAATTATAGTAGATGTGAATTGAGTTGCTAAGTAGCTTGTACTTATTAGACCCCCAAGGTTTGCAGTGCTTACTAAACCTCCAGGTACAGTTGCCACAGCAGTAGATACATAGCCAGCAGTACCAAGACCAATCACAGTAGATCCAAGTTGCGTTGCCAAATAGGATGTGCTAACATGAGCACTAAGGTTTGCAGTACTCACCAATCCTCCAGGCAAGGAAGTAGCAACTGCAGTTGATACATAACCAGCAGTTCCAAGACCAATAACAGTAGATGCTAATTGACTTGCTAAGTAGCTTGTACTTACTAATCCCCTTAAATTTGCAGTACTCACTAAACCATCAGGGATAATACCATTAGCAGAAGTTGATAAATATCCAGCTGTTCCCAATCCAGCAACCGTACTGACCAAATTTAGCTGTGATATACTTCCACCCCCTGTGATTGCCGTAATCGTCACCGCACCAATACCATTTGTGGGATTAATTAAAATATTTGCGCCTGCAATCAGTTGTGTAACACCCGCATAATTAGCAAAACTGGTTGATACACTACTGGGTAAATATTGATTTATTATTGTGCTTAATGATTGACCACTCCCTGTTGAAATGAGTGGAACACACGCTTCAAGTGTGCTCGGGCCGATCGTTGAAATAGAGGGAACATCCAATGGATGTAAAAAATGTACTTCACCTGATCCAACACCTGCAAGTATAACATTGGTCTGAATCGGGGCATTCGTTCCTTTGTTTGTCGCAAAGATACGACGCAGAGTAATAATATCTGTGTCATATGTTTTTCTCGACATCTCTCCCCTCTTCTCTCGCTTGATTTTTATTTCGAAACAATCAATCCAATAGCTGTTGAAAGGCTTATCATTTGTTGCTCGAGAGACGAAATTACAGCATTCTGAGCAACAATCGTTGAGTTTTGATTTTGTAATAGACTCGCCATATACTGTGTAGCGCCAAAGTGCGCCATTTGTATCTGTTCATAATTTACAAGTTGAATTGTACTATATTCAGAGAAAGCTACAGTATGTTCATAGATCGATTTAGGAAATAGTGTACTCAGTTCATCCGCTATAAATCCAATCTGATGTTTATCCAATTTTGTATCACTGAAACTTGAGATAAAACTGAATGAGCGAAGTGGTAAATCAACAAGATTAGAATAACAGCGCTCAAGATCTGCATCACGAATATCTTGCTTAATTCGGCGATCTGAGGTTAGAAATGTTCCATTTGATAAAACACCCAGAGAAGCACGAATAATACCAGTTGCATCTATATATTGTGTTAGAACTGAACTGACACTAATTGAACTTCCAGTAAATGTATTGGCTGTCACGGAACTTACAATAATTGAACTCCCATTAAATATTCCTGTTGTGATTGAACTTCCAGTAAATGTATTAGCTGTCACTGAACTTGTGTAGAATGATCCACGAACATCAAGTGTATATTGCGGATTTGCCGTATTAATTCCAACAAGACTTCCATATCCTGTATTATTTAAATTTCTAGTATTAATTGTAAGCGCGCTATTAATTGTAAGTGAATTTGAAAGTGCAAGTAGTTGATTTGTTGATGTAAAAAGAGGAATGGCCTGAGGTAAGATAGATAAATTAGCCTGTTTATATGCATTCTGCGTATTGGAAGAAAATGCAATACTACGTCCTGTTTGTCCCGATGATCCTGGAGGAGTTGTGAATCCTCCTGTTGTTAATGCAAGCCAAGAACTCGTCAGATTTGATTGTACTATAATTGTCCCTAAACTAGATCCTGAATTAAATCCAGTCGCCAACCAACGGTTACCATTCCATACAGATGCAGTAACTCCATCTACATCTGATCCAAACGGTGTATTACTAGGTGCAAGGGCCCAATTACTTCCATCATAACTATAATAGATATCTCCAGAAGTCGCCCCAACATACCAATAGGTTCCATTCCATACAGCACTTGTCATAATTATATTTGTAATATTTGCCGGATTTGCATTTGACCAATTAATTGCATTATAACTAAATTGGATGGGAGTTCCTCCTATGTCATTTGAGCCAACAGCCAACCAATACGATCCATTCCATGCCACTGCACGAATAACCGCAAATCCGTTTGTTGTTCTTGAAGTCCATGTAAGAGAATCTGAGCTTGAATAAAGGTTATTCACATTATCACGATTACTTCCGCCTACTAACCAATACGCACCATTCCATGCAATACATGATGCATATCCCATTAAAAATGTCTGATCAGTCGCATCATTCCAAGTTCCAGCATATGGATCTACAGAAATTGAGATCGAGCCATTACACCCATTGTAAGGTGACGCAGCAAGCCAATATGCACCATTCCATGCAACAGCATTAAAGTATCCTGTATTACCACCACTCCCATTAATTGATACAGTATCCCAGTTTGCTCCATCTCTACTTCTTAGGATTGGGGTACTACCAGTACTGTTAAATCCGGTTGCAACCCATGCAACACCATTAAAAGCAATGGCTATACCTCCAGAAGTTGCCACATTACAACCTGGATCAAATCCACCTGTACGTGCAGATGAAAAGTTAACTCCATCAAGGCTATACTGAATTGTAGCAGCACTCGATGATCCCGTACCAACCGCCACCCACATAGAACTTATTGAATTTACAACTGTCACATTACTAAAGATAGGACTACTGAAATATCCAACTGTTCCTAGACCTTGTACAGTTGAACCCAATTTATCACTAATATAGGTTGTACTTACCAAAGCGGCCAAATTTGCTGTACTTACAAGTCCAACAAGATTTGCAGTGCTGACATAATTGCCAGTTGCACCTCCACCACCGCCTGTAATAGGAGATCCATTTAATTGTAGAATTCCTCCATTCACAGCAAGTAGTTGCTTTGTATTGAGGGTTGTATCAATGAAACTAATTGATGATGTAAAAAGTGTTCCTGTACTCAGAGACTGCGCTTTTAATGAACTTAAATACCCTGCTGTGCCTAGTCCTGCCACACTTGAGACGAGCGAATTTGTACTTACCAAACCAGCTAAATTTGCACTACTTACCAAACCAGCTAAATTTGCGGTACTCACAAGATTTTGCAAGTTTGCAGTACTGACAAGTCCACTGAAATTTGCCGCAACCAGTGTGCTGATATATCCAGAAGAACCGAGTCCTTGTACAGTGGAACCCAAGAAAGTCATATCAACATTAACGGTTACATCACCCTGTGTACCACCTCCAGTCCCAGTCGGTCCCATAATAATATTTGAGCCAGGATTCACTGATCCAACAAGCGAGGCAGCTGCACCCGAAACTGCAATTCCATTCAAATAGAGATTTCCGTTGTAGCTATACAGAGTTTTTTGAACTTTACTATATGTATCTATAAGTGTAAAACTTGATGTCTGTACACTTGTTGTACTCACAACAATAGTTGTCAGATTCGATGTAACAAGAGTACTTGCATTTAATCCAAGATATACAGTATTATTAAGATAATCGGGTGTTAGACTAATTTGCCCCGTACCCGCAAGTGTTAGTATACTAGAATAGTTATTAGCATAGAGAATAGTGGCTCCACCAAGAGAGGAGATAAGAGAAGCAGGTGTTGTTGGAGTCGAGAGGTTCGGAAATATTTTAAGACTTTGGAAACTATTTAATGTAGTGCTAATCGGAATACCGTTTCCAGTAAACGTAAGTGTATTTGTTACAGGATTTGCTTGAAGACTAATACCATTTGAACCAGCAAAATTTAAAACAGGTGTTGTCACATTATTTGAGAATCCTGAAAGGCTATTTCCACCCACCGTATTTATCTGACCAAAGCCTTTTGAATAGATGTACATCTGATTTGTCCCTGCGCCTTGAACAAAACCGATTCCACCACCTTGGCTAAGAGTAAATGTATTATAAGGTGCTGACGCCGTAAAGGTCCCAGCATCAGTGGCGATTTGATTAAAACTCGGATTGTATCCAAGTGAGCTAGGGATTGCCCAATAGGTTCCGCCTGCTCCATCCGCTGTTAATACAGTCATTGCGGGGACGAATTGATTATTCGTTGAAAATGCATAGACTTTGCGTAAAGTTATTTCATCCGTATCATATGTCCTTTTTGACATTCCTACTCTAAGGCATATTTTGAACTGACACAAAGACCGAGTTCGTTGAACCAAAGAAAACCGTGGCATTTGAATTTAGAAATCCCTGTGTTAAATTGAGTGTGACAGCATTCGGAAGATAGTGCCCTAGGACAATAGGTGTATTTGGATAAAATCCTTGTACAACAGAGCCAGGTAGACTGAGTTTTATTGTTGGACTTATATAATTACTGAGACCTCCATATAGACCACCAGCAACTCCACTATTGTACTGAGTAGGGAAGAACATCGTCTGGAACATTTGACTACTTAGATAATTACTATTTCCTGAGGCTCCACTTTGAACAAAACTTGACATATAGATAGGAACTGGTGTCTGTGGAAGTGCCAGTGGACTAAACATAAAATTACCGAGGACTTCAATATTCACAATTGCATTCGGCGTAATTAGACTCGAGAAGGAATCTAATTGAAGATTCGCAGTTGTAAAGGAAATAGGCTGTGTACCGACTGACCATTTGGGTGCAATATTTCCATTGGAACCCTTATAGGTCACAGTAGACTGCAGAAAGGAACTCAAATAAACTACACTCGCTAAACTACTGATTGTAATGGTATTGCCAGATCCTTGTATATAGAGAGTATTGCCATTCACTACAAAAAAACTCTGTTTTAATGCAACCACTGAACTCTGCAATTGACTTGATGAAATATAACCAGCAGTTCCAAGACCAACAACAGTACTTGTTGTTTTGGAATTAAATAAGGATGTACTTATAAAATCTAATAAATTTGCATTTACCGTTACAGCACCCGTACCTACACCAGGATTGACTGTAATTCCAATACCTGGAAGAATCTGTGAAACGCCAACTGCAGCACCTGCACCTGTTGCATAAGCTCCATTAAAGAGAAGGCTACCTGAACTAACATTAAGTTGACTAATTTGCCCAGCATTTGGTGGCGTAGTTGTAGAATCAATAAAAGTAATCGAAGAAGTATTTACTGTTCCAGTGCTTAATGCACTCACTAAAATAGTCGATAAATATCCTGCAGTTCCAAGTCCAGTCAAAGTACTTGTGATTTTTGAATCAAAAAAAGTTGTGCTCATAAGTCCAGAGAAATTAGCTGTACTCACAAGCCCATTCAGATTAGCTGCACTTATTAAGTTTACAAGATTTTGACTGCTTATAAGTCCGCTCAGATTGGCAGTACTAATGACTCCACTAAGATTGGCAGTACTAATGACTTCACTTAGATTGGCACTGCTAATAAGTCCACTTAGATTGGCAGTGCTGATGACTCCGCTCAGATTGGCAGTGCTAATGACTCCGCTCAGATTGGCAGTACTAATGAGTCCACCTAGATTAGCAGTACTAATAAGCCCACTCAGATTTGCAGTACTCACAATTGAACCAAAGACAATAGTTGAAATATATCCAACTGTGCCAAGACCAACTACAGTTGATGTAAGATTTCCTTTACTCACATCACCTGTAATCGACGCTCCATTAATTTGAAAAATGCCATTGGCCACTGCCGCAAGTTGCTTGACCCCTGTAACCGTATCCATAAATCCAAGACTTGATACGGTTATACTAGTTGTACTAATCGATGAACTACTCAATGTACTTAAATAGCCAGTAGATCCAAGGTTGGTCAATGCGCCCCCAATACTAGTACTCAATGTTGAGATATTGCCATTAACATAATAAAAGGTGCCAACAGAGAGTGTAGAATAAAAAGTGGCTGTTCCATTCACTGTAAAGCTACTAATAGCGCCAGTGCCTTGTGAATTTATTATACCTTGAATATATCCAAATAGATTTTGCGATGTACTCAAAAGATTATTTGCAGAAATATAAGAAGGATTATAGATAAGATTTGAAAAACTCGTAAACTGGGCACTACTCACATAGCCTACTGTTCCAAGCCCTGCTACGGTGCTATATAAACTTGCAGTGCTCACATATCCCATTGTACCAAGTGCTTTTACAGTCGCATTCAGTGTTCCACTACTCACATATCCACTTGTGCCAAGACCTGCTACTGTACTATACAAGCCTGATGTACTGACAAATCCAAATGAACCTAATCCTACTAGACTACTTGTAAGCTGATTTATACCAATACTCCCTGATGCAACAATAGGCGCTCCATCCACTAAAAGTGCTCCATTAGTAATTGTAATATTATGACGGTAAGGATTGTTTATAAGATTTGTATCAAGCATACGAATATTTGAAATGCTTACGGTACTCATATACCACGCCATACTCTCCCATTGAAGACCACCAATTCCGTCCGCCGTAAGAAACCAATTTGTACTAATTGGAATATTTGTGTTAGGATCAAGTGCAAAAAGTGACCGGAGGACCGTTAAATCCATATCATAGCCTTTTTTAGCATAGAGGCGAGGATCCATCGCGCTACTACCTTCTACTAAGAATCACTCCATCATTCAGAAGCGCCGCGAGATGACTGGCAACGGTGGTCTATTACAACTCGTCGCAGTTGGAAAACAGGATGTTTTCTTGACGGGCAACCCTCAGATAACATGGTTTAAGTTTGTCTATCGTCGCCACACGAATTTTGCCGTTGAGGCCGTTGAAATGTATTCAGATAATGAACCTGATTTTGGAAAAAAAATCAGTTGGCTCGTTCCTCGGAGTGGAGATTTACTTGGTCCCTGTATTTTAGAGATTACACTTCCTACACTCCACCTCTCCACTACGGATGAAACAGTCGCCTATGTAAATTCTATTGGTCATGCACTCATTCAGGAAATTACCCTTACGATTGGTGAACAGGAGATTGACAGGCAAACTGGAGAATGGATGGAGATCTGGTCTAATCTCACAACAACCGATTCAAAGAAGTTTGGGTTTTACGATATGATTGGTAAGGTTGATGGATATTCTCAACCCAGCTTGGTTGGACCGCTCAAACTCTATGTACCTCTTCAGTTCTGGTTCTGTAAGAATCCCGGTCTCTATCTTCCATTACTTGCCTTACAGTATCACCCTGTCCGGATTAATATTACATTCAGGCCTCTTCAGCAATGCTTTTGGACACCGAATGTTATTCAAGACTGTACAGATATAACCGTAAAGCCAGCACATATAACGGACTGTACAATGTGGGGTGATTTTGTGTATCTTGACGTAGATGAGCGCCGTCGTTTTGTGAGTACCGCTCATGAATATCTAATTGAGCAGATTCAGTATACCTCACAAATTGCAATTCCTCCGAGTTCGCAGTCCATTCCCGTACCCATTGAATTTAATCATCCTGTTCGTGAGTTCATCTGGGTACTTCAGCGCCAACAGGTTATTAATAACAAAGAGTGGTTCAATTTCAGCAGTCTAAGTGTTGCTCAAACAGGTGTTCGTACAGATATTCTTGCCAATGCAGTTTTACAACTAGATGGATTTGACCGGTTTCAAGTTCGTGATGCGCCCTATTTCCGTCTTGTTCAACCGTGGCAACGTCATACAACCATTCCTTCAGATGACTATATCTACTGCTATAGTCTAGCTCTTCGTCCTGAAGAACTACAGCCGAGTGGCTCGATGAATGCAAGCCGAATTGATAGTATTGTTCTTCAAATTATGACAAATCAAACCACCGTTCCCGCATTAGGTAATTGTACTGTTCGTGTCTATGCAACAAATCATAATGTTCTACGAGTAGTGGACGGATTTGGTGGTGTGCTTTTCACAATCTAAGGCAATTATAAAATTGAAACAATTATCTGCGATCATTCAATGACTACAGATAATGGAGCATGATTCAATTACACAGCAACGTATTCGACGTCTCGGTCGTAAATTGATTCAAGACTATTCATTTGAGCGATGGTGGATTCCAAAGGCCAGTGATTCTTTCGAGAAAGACTGTGATTGGACTGAGCCTGAAACAATGTATGATGAATTTGAGGATCTTTGGCTTCTCTTTTGGAAACATGGATTTGCTCTACGCAACTTCGAACTCTATCCGCAATCAGATGGACGCTTTGTTCTGACTAATTTCAGCGAGTTTGGATTCCGAATGACATCGGGGCCAGTCTCTATTTGTCTGCCCGATCCCACACAGATACCGTGTGATTTCTTCAAGGCCGATTGCTTTCCATCTGAGTTCTTGACTCACCTCCGAGCCAAGGGATTCGAAGTGCCTACGGATTGTTTGCCTAGCACAAAGACGGATACAGATTAGTAGGGATGTCGTTCCTTGGTCCATTCGACCATACATCCGCAAAGTCATGGGGAGGGTCACAAATCTCGCCGACTCTCTTCACTTTCATTACAATTCTTGGTGGATTTTTTGCGCTCGACCATATTCTTCTACGGTCACCACGCACGGCAGCACTCAAAGTGATGACAAATATATTTGGCCTAGGCTTCTGGTGGATTTATGATATTGTTCAGACATTTGCCGAATGGGACTCTATAGAAAAATATGGACTCTCTGTTCCATACATTGGACGACCTGGTCTAGGTGCGGGTATTTTTACGGGTAGTGCATCGAGTCCAGCACCTGATACTGTACCCAGTCCCTTTTTCTTTCTTTTGTATGTAGGATTTCTGGGCCTCCCTTTTGGACTGAGTCATTTCGCAGCGGGTGATTTTATGGGTGGACTCGTCATGCTACTCTTTACACTCAGTGGTATTCTTGCGATCTTTTCGATCCTATGGACAGCCTATTCTGGACTCTATCTGCTTTATGATACAAAGTCCCTATTTGTTGATGGAACACCTCGATTCTTTCCTTCAACTATTTATTTAAATTCGAATGGTGCTGCGGCAAATGTGATGACACCTAGTGCCTATGAAAAGGTAAAATCAAGTGAGAGTCTCTTTGCAATTGTTACGGGACCCTTTGCACCCTTCTTAGGACCAATTCGTGCAGCACTTGGCCTCGTTGTAGATACAAAGTGCGCAGTTGAAAAGGTTGTTCCCCCTGTCATTGATGCCGTTCAAAAAACAATTCCACCGGCAATTGCCGCTGTAAAGAGCACCGCTGCACTGGCTGCGAAAGCACCTGAACTAGCTGCAACGGCTAGCTCAATCTCGGCATTTACGGATCCTGCAAAACTCAGAGCCGCTGCTGGTCAAACTGGCGGTGCTTTAGAAGCCGCTGGCAACATAAGTTCCTATGTTTTCTTTGGCACGGCACTTGTTGTCTTAGTAGGTGCTCTTAGCCTCACATGGGCGCGATTTACTCCTTCAAATAAATCCTCAAATCAAGAAAACGATGTCCCACCCGACGTACACAATGACACCCCTCCCGGATCATAAGTATTTCGAAGCTCTCATCGCTCGTGGTAAGGATGAGCGCATTAAGGTAATGCCGAAGTATGTAGTGGTCTATTTTACAGCGGAATGGTGCGGATATTGCCGTGATCTTGACCTTAAGAAGATTTCTGACACATTCCCTATGGTCGCATTTTTCAAGTGTGACATTGACCAGAACAAGTATACGCCTGGGTACTGCCAAGTGTCAAAGATTCCGACCTTTATCGCAATCCAGGAGACTGAATTCCTGGATAAGATGACCAGTGCCGATACGGGTAAAGTGATGAACTGGATTAACTCTGTCTTTATTAAGTAAATGGCGCTTGACTATGCCATAGTGGGTGGTGGCATTGCGGGTCTCTTTACGGCCCGTGAACTCGCCAAGAAATATCCAAAAGCAAAGATCTCCGTGTTTGAAAAATACAGAGTTCTTGGAGGTCGTATTCTTACATTTCGTGAGAAGAATCTGCAATGGGAAGAGGGTGCAGGGCGTTTTCACAAAACACACACACTCTTACGAGAATTAATTAAAGAATACAAACTGACTAAAATACCGTTGTCTGACGAGATTGATTGGCTAGAAAGCTACGGCGCATCTTTAGTACCAAATCCGTTTGATGATAGTTTACGAACCTGGTTGCCTTATGTGAAAATGCTGCCTGCAGATATATTAGCCACACATACACTTATGGAAGTTCTGGAAAAAGTATTTGGTGCGAAAAAAACACGTCTGTTCACGGATCCTTTTCCGTATCGTGCCGAACTCTATACACTACGTGCTGATTTAGCTGTATTGAGTTTCTCAGATGAAATGGGAACGAATACTGGATATGCAGTTTGTAAAGAGGGCTTAGATGCAGTAATTAGCGCCTTGGCAAAAGATTGCGAATCACGGGGCGTGAGCATCTTCACACATTATTCTCTTGAAAATATTGTACCTGAACACGATGGTCTAATGAGCCTCTGGTTTAGTTTTGGCAGCCCAAGTAAAGATGCAACACGCGAGACAAAAATGATGAAAGCAAAGCATGTTATTTGTGCATTTCATGCGGATGCCCTACGAAAAATATCAATTTTTAAATCATTAAAGGCACTGAGTTATGTAAAGATGGAACCACTTCATCGAATTTATGCTGTCTTTCCTCCTGGGGCCAATGGCAAAGTCTGGTTTTCTGATCTTCACAAATTTGTTACAAAAGAGAGACTTCGTTATTTTATACCTATAAGGCCAGACAAGGGCATTGTCATGATTTCATACACGGATGCGGGTGATTCAGTTGTCTGGTCAAATATCGCAAAGGGTACGAAACCTATAGCAGAACAGGTCCTAGGAAAAATTCTTACAGATGAATGTCGTAAACTCTTTCCAGATAGAGAGATTCCCTATCCGACGACTGTAAAATCACATCCATGGGAATCAGGTGCCACGTACTGGACGCCCGGCCTCTATGAACCTCGTCAAGTTGAGAAAGAGACTCTTCAACCTTTCAAGGATCTACCGAACCTCCATATCTGTGGCGAAAGTTTCTCAATGAAACAGGCGTGGATTGAAGGTGCACTCGAAAATAGCCGTGCTCTACTTAGAATCCTATGAGCGAGCATATCATCATAGCTCTTTTTCACATTTTTTTCGTGGTGCCCTTTTTTCTGTATATTGGCCTTCAACGGTCCGCTGTTTCAAATACAATCTTTACGGTGGCACTAGTACTTGGAATAGTACTTACACTTTATCATGGCTATAAGGCGTATGTACGAGTTGTAAATAATTCACCCTATGCATATATAAATCTAATTCATGCCCTTCTGATTGGGCCTCTGCTGATAATGATTGGCCTCAAAGGAAAAAATACAGAGACTCCGTATTATGAAGTTCTACTTATGCTGGCCTTTGCCGCAGGTGGATACCACCTCTACAGCCTTGTTCAACAGATGAACAATCTGAGAGATGATTAACCAACAGTGAGGACCTCATCTAGATGAGGAATTACAATTCCCTGAATACTGTCTAGGCATTTGCCTGCATGATAGTAAAATGCAGTGCTACTCTTAAACATCTTTTGACACTCGGTACATGTAATCTCATTGCCTGTACCGTCCTTCATATCATCCAAATAATTACGACAGTGCTTTCGAGTGAAGTGGATAATACGGTTCGCAAAACTCTGGGACTCAAATTCACAGCAAGGGCAGGGATATTTTTCAACCTGGTCATTATCTACATGACGTGCACGTGTGTGCAGATCTAGAATCTGCTTTTGTGAAAATCGTCGATCGCATACATCACAGACAAAGGGGAGTTCACCCGAATGCTTCGCCTTATAGTGCATGTGCATCGTACTCTGTTTTGCAGTTGTCTTATCGCAAAACTTACAGATGTAATCACCCTCCTTATTTTTAAAATATTCGAATCGCTCCTTTGACATATTGTATTTGTAGACTCATTACGCCGGCCTTGAAGTTTCAAATTTTTACTAACCTACTTTAAGGGTATTGCAATACATTATCAGCAAATGAGTGTTACTATACTAACACTTGTTATTGGTGAAGATTATCGTACTGGTCTTGCCGAGGCCCTACAATCAAAAATTGACTATGCAAAAACGCACGGATATACATACATTCAGGGCGCCGAAGAATTCTGGGACCGTGAACGACCGATTCCGTGGTCAAAGATTCCCTTCGTGCTTTCAGTTATGAAAACTCTTCCTGAAGGTGCATTGGTCTGGCTCTCAGATGCAGATGTCTTTATTACGAATCCGACGATTCGACTTGAAGAGTGTATGGTGCCTTTACTACCTGCGAACAAAGATCTACTCATGACACTCGATGCATGCGGTCATATTAACTCCGGCAATATTCTCTTCCGAAACACGGCATGGATGCGCGCCTTTTGGGACAAAGTTTGGCAGAGAACTGACTATTTGTATCATGTTTGGTGGGAAAACGCCGCGATGATTAAAGTTCTTGATGAAAATCTTGATGACTTTGCAAAAACGGAGATTACGGGGCATCATAAGAAGTTTAATGCGTTTCTCCGAGGGATTGAGGGGCAGCCGCTTTGGGAACAGGGCGATTTTCTGGTACACTTTGCGGGTGTCTATGACCCGAAAGAGATTAGTGCCCTAATTTCACAGATTCGTAATGGGCAGACACCCCGACTCCAAATGTAAGATCTTAGTAGAAATGCCCCAAGTCCAATCAAGTAAGTTAACGGATAATGAACTTCAACTGGCACCTGCGGATACTGGTTATACGGTAAAGGTAGTTGAGGGGACCGCCTCACCTGTATTAAATGGCAAGACAGTAACAATTGGCCCCGAGCATGAGCTTAAAATCTCAGTTACGACTCAAGCTGCAAGCAATTCAAATCTTGAGGGTGGTAAGCGCAACCGTAAGGGGGGCAATGCTACGCGTAAGAATAAGCAAGAGGGTGGCAAGCGCAAGCTGAGTGGCTACATGAAGTTTGCAAATAAGGTGCGCCCGCAGATCATGAAGGAGAATCCTGGCATGCCGATTCCCAAACTCGGTAGTGCCATTGGTGCCAAGTGGCGTGCCCTTTCGGATGCTGAGAAGAAGAGTTATGCATAAAAGCCACTGCGTAGTTTTTTTCTAGTGTTTTAATATAGAATGGACGCTAAAACGATTGCTAAGCCCCTACTTGCTGGCGGTGGTCGTACACGCAAGAACCGTGGCAATGAGATGCACGGTGGTGCCAAAATGGCCACGGGCTCAAAGGCCCAGGTGTGGCACGGCACGGCCCGCCACACACCCGGCGGCTTGACCCGAAAGGACCTGATGCGCCACAAGGGCAAGATTGTAAGTCGCCGCAAGCACGCCGCTGGCCTGAAGGCGATCCGCAAGCTGCGTAAGTTAGGATATGTCGCCAAGAAGGGCACGTTCAAGCTTTTCCGTAAGCAGCGTGGTGGCAATATCCCTTGCGATGATTGGGAAGCGCAGGGTTTTGCCAGCAAGGCTGATTGCAAGGAAGCGCAGTAAATAAATTTACGTATTAAGTCTCTATACTGAACTAAATCTTCTGGTTAAGTATAGAATACAATGAATCTGACCATGACTCTCTTTACGACACTGCTGTTCGTTCTCCTTACACCTGGGCTCCTCCTCCGCATCCCGCCTGGAGGTTCAAAGCTTACGGTCGCAATTGTCCACGGCCTGATCTTTGCCCTGGTCTACCACTTCACCCACAAGATGGTATGGCGCTACTCCATGGGCTATGAGGGCTTTAGTGGCTGCAAGATGTGCGTAGATAAGAAGTGCAAGGATGTGGGTGCCAATGACGCCGCTTGCTAATCCTCCGAACCTTCAAGCTGTGAAGTGCACCATTTGAGCATTTCACATACATCTTCCACACCGATTTCAGTACCGCGTACTTCAAGTCCAGCCGCATCATACCATTTTACGGACCGATTCGGACAGACCACAAGCCCAGCCTTCTTCTCTCGAAAGTCTTCTAGACTATCGAGCACTGCCATGCCCTGTAATGTACCTTGTGCAGCAAACCAATCTTTATATTTTAAGGGCGCAAGTACAGGACTCAGAAAGGTATAATAGATATCGCGTACACTTGGTAGTCCACTACCATAACAGACCCAATGAACTGTCTCAAACCGTTTCAAAAGCACGCCAGGGACCTCCGAGCCGACCCAGAGCACAGAAATTGGTTTACCAGAATTCTGTAAATACGATGCAAAGAGAGAATAGTCAATGTTTCCTCGGATTCGGATGACAAAATCCCAGTTTTCCTGATAAATTCGTAGCCGTTGTCCCGATTTCAAGTCTTCTGTAAGAACCAGACAACGCCGCCCGCGAAAAAGAAGTTCTTGTTGAATTCTGAGAAACACCTGGATTGCCTCACTCAGGCCACCTGCTACGAAAATGCGCTTCGGTTCAGCTGTCCATTCAAATGCCTCCAAGTGGACGGACATTTTCCTTACTAAAACAGAAGAGTCATTCAATGCTATTTGAACGCGCAACCTTATCTACGGTTCTTATTCTTGCGGTCGCAGGCTTCTTGCTTGACTTACCTTGGTTAACCATCAGTTCCAAGTGGTCGGGTGACATGATTCGTGACATACAGGGCTCGGCCTTGGTACTGAATCCTGTCCCCGCGCTTATAGTCTATCTGGCACTTGGATTTCTCGCGACCATTCCTACAAGCCCTGTTGAGTCCTTTGGACTCGGTGCGGCAACCTATGCTGTCTATGATTTTACAAATCTGGCTACACTGAAAAAATATCAGCCACTGTTTGCACTGGCGGATACATTTTGGGGAGGCGTGCTCTTTTTACTGTTATTTTATGTTAGGTCCTTCTTCTCAATCTGAACTTCAACAGTACGAAGTTCAAGGACTGACTTACGACGCTCAGCTGGGGCCTCAACAACCGAATTTCTACGCGGCTCGGCTACTTTAGAAGGTCTGCGCTCCACAACGGCAACAGTTGAGACTCTACGCTCAGCAACGGCAACAACTGAGGGTCTACGCTCGGCAATAGCCTGAGCGGCAGGTGGTGATCTCCTTAGAACGACTCCAACTGCTCCACAGCATACAATCACAACAAGTATTCCAAAGATTGATGAAAATGCGATGGCTGCAATGACACCTTTTGACATTGGAGCATTCTCATAGACAATTGTCACATTCATAGATGGTGACCCACTTGCAGATGGCGTAAGACTTATTGACCCTGTAGGTGTAATAGAAAGCGAAGGTGTAACTGAACTACTAGGTGTAGGTGTCGGTGTTAAAGAGGATGTAAATGACACTGTAGGTGTTTGACTGGGTGTTGGTGTAGCTGTTAATGTACTTGTCTGGGTTGTTGAAGTAGTTGCTGAAGCACTTGCGGAGCCACTTCCACTCGGTGTGGCGATTGCACTAAATGAGACAATTGTAGAAGTAGTTCCAGTCAGACTAGCGAGTGCAGTCAATGAGACACTTGCCGAACCACTTGCACTACTACTCGCAAGTGCACTGAGTGAGGCAGTTGCTGAGCCATTGGCACTCAGACTTGCTAAAGCACTCCTCGTAGCAGAGCCTGTAAGGGAGGCCGTACTCGTTGTGCTTGGTGTAGCCGCAACAGGAACAAGTGCAATGTGATAACTCATATGCGCGCAGTTGCAACCAAAGTTCGGCTGACCAGTCAGTTCAACACTATTAACATAGGCACCAATATAGTTAATCCTCTGAGTTCCCATGCCATAATTGACAATATTATTCCAGATTGTTCCACCATTCACGGCTAAATTCATCTGAACACCATTTCCACAGTTTTCTAGCGCCTGAAGTGTAACTACTATCTTCATGTAAAAAGCAACAGGATACGGATTTGTCCAAATCACACTCGGTTTTACAGATCCACAACTCGGCGTATTGCAGTTCATTCCATCATTCGGCATAATCTCATAATTGCTGACCCATCCATTACACGACGGATTATAGAGCCACGCCTGTTGAATTGTGCCATCTGAAGGAATCCCATAACGACCTGCAAGAGTATAGGTAGGGTATCCATTTCCTGTATAGAATCCATATGTCCAACCGTTATTTCCCTGCACACCATTATAGTCATTAATCGAATCAAAATAGTACGCGGGTACATTTGAGGGAGTGGGTGTATTGGTTGGTGTTCCTGTCTGCGTTGAGCTTGCTGAGTCAGTAGCACTTGCAGATGCACTTGCCGTGGCCGTACCTAGAGGCGCCGCTGGGCCAAGCTTGCAATAGATTGCGACAGTTGTTGAAAACTGACCAGAATTTATCGTGCATCCATAGCCGGGTCCTTTGAGATAGCATGTGTCAGAATTTGCAATATCCCATGCAGCCATCGTATTACAGATTGCAGCCGAGTTTGCGGTTAGATATGCGCAATCAGGTATACCGAGTCCAGAAGGAGGAGAATTTGTACTTCCCTGCACAACTGAACTCAAAGAAGTACAACTCGATGCGGTGGCCACGGCGACTAAAGAAAAAATGGAGACTAAACGCGCCATCATTTTTCTACTGGGTCCTTTTATTTTCCCGTTGATCCAAAGCCTCCCTCACCACGCTTTGTCTCAGGTAGACTATCAACGAGGATGACCTCCTTAATCCAACCAAGGTCAGGAGCAACAATCTGGAAGAGACGCGTACCCTCCTCTACCGACGAGGGTGCCTGAATCATAAAATTCTTTACAGGGGCCTTGATGGGACCACGATATGACTTATCGATGATTCCTTCAGAGTTTGCCATGAAGAGATTCGTCTTGCAGATACTTGAGCGGGGTACAAGGCGATAGTGAACCTCCTCTTCAATCTGTAGTCCATGAGTGTAGTGTGTTGTTGAATGGGATGTTGATGGCTCGGCATTCAGAATACGAACCATACGTGCTCGGACGCCCTGATTCAGAAAGACTGCAGAGTGACTATATGGAGCTACTTCCGTATACTCGCAGTAGAGATCATAGCCCGCATTTTCATCCGTAAGATTCATATCCGTCTTGTAGTACTTTGTTGCCCAAGGTTCTACAAGAAGTTCCAGACGATAATGCATATTCCTTATATATACTACTTCCATAATAATGCCTCAAATTTTACGTTAGGGTTTCAACGACTTTCATTATTTCTTGTGAGGATCGTGTCCAAAATGATTCAGTTGTCTCTTTATTTAATCGCCATGCCTGCTCCATTGACTCCCAGCATGCATCAGCTCGTGCATTGTATTCATCTAGGCTCATTGACCAGATTTTCTGCCGCAGTTTTTCAGGCGTAGTGTAGTCATCGAGGTCAATAAAAGATTCACGAGGAAATGTATAATAGATGCTGCGGTTGTCGCGATACACAGGTAAAGTATTTGTGAAAATTGGATCCCAGAGTTTTTCACTTACATAATACGGCTGAATGCAATTTTCAAGCGCAAGATTGTAATCGTATTTACTTAAAATACCAGGTTTCGTAGCCTGCCAATCGGAATGAGAGCCCTTTGAAATTGCCCCTGGCCATCCCTTTCCATAAATATCACAGAAGTCCTGAGACTTCATGGCAAAGGTTGCTCGTGCCTCTGTATCCTTTGCGTAACTTCTGGGATAACTCATAAGGGCAACCATTTTGACAAGACTATCCCTACAGCGATACACTTCACGATGAAGTGGTTTGAGTGGTAAAGTAGGGTGTTGTTGAAAGAGAAAGACTCCATTATTAAAAAGCGAATTTTGATTCCAGAGATTGAAAATATACATAGGAATACCGTAAAGATTAAGTTTTTTTTCAGTATGAGTTGAAAAATACGGCTCTATTGTCCAGAGGATACAGGCCTTTGGCATAGGCCGACGATTTTGAATTCTGAATTCAATCGCCTGTTTCAGTGTAAATTCATTATTTGAGACAAGTACAGTTGCATCTGCATGGTTTTTTACAAAGGTCAGCTGAGCAGGTAAAGGTGATTCATCTGGGTCCCAGACAGTATTCTTCGTTTTACAGAGAACATGATACTTGAGCCCACTCATCTACAAATTACGGGAAAATTGGTTTAACCTTCCTAAATAAACGGATTATGCGCCCACTGTAAAAGTGCCTGCCGTTGCACAGGCCTACAAGTCAAATCTCCAGGCGTACAATTTGCCTTTATTTGGCCAGCATGCCGAGTGAAGGCACGCCAGCGCTTCATTTGAATTTCATCAAGTTCAGGAAGTCGTCGCCCCATCCAGTACCGACAGTACCATTGAAACCATCCGCGTTCATCCGGATTTTTTGTTGGACTACTCAGCACTCCAAAGCGTTTATCCTTGCCACCACCAGGCACCCAACCCGCTTTGCGCCACGCATCAAGTGGTTGCCGTGAGCCCACACCAAATGCATTCACCGAAATATCTGCACCTTCGGGACGAAGTTTATCAAGTGCAATCGCGCTCGC